GCAGTACCGCGCCCAGGCCCAGGCCAATGCTGCCGCCAGCGCGGAGAACGCCCAGGCCAACGCGGCGATGCTGGCGGGCGGGTATGGCAGCAGCTACGCCGACAGCGTGGCAAAGCAGGGACAGCAGCAGGCGCTGAGCGGCATTGACAATGCGGTATCAGGCCTGAGAGGCCAGGCACTGAGCGAATACCAGAACCAGCAGAACGACCTGCTGAGTGCCCTTTCCGGCATGGCCAACACCGAGGCGCTGGACCGCAGTGCCTACGGCAGCAACTTTGCCAATTACACGGCGTGGCAGAATTTCCTTGCCAACCAGAGCGAACAGGCCCGGAACGAGAACGACAATTACTGGAACAACCTCTGGAACACGGTAAAGAACATCGGCTCGGCGGCCCTGACAGCCTACGATGGGTACAAGGGGTACACCCAGCAGCAGTGGGAAAATGACTTTGCCCGGGAACAGTGGGAGTACAACAAGAACCGCACCGACCAGAGCGATGCCCTGAGTGCTTACCAGCAGGCGTTCAACCTGTACACCCAGGGCGCTGGGGATGCGGCCAGCGACGTGCTGAACCGGTACGGCCTGAACGCAAACGCTTTTGCCAACTATACCGGCGCACCGGTGACCCGGGACGATCAGGCCGGTGTTCTGAGCACCGCGGCTTCTCTGGTGGCAAGCGGAAATCAGGAAGCGGCGGCCAACCTGCTGAAGATGTACGGGCTGGACAGCAATGCAGCCGGTTCCTATGGCACCATTGCAAAACGTCAGCTGGCGACCCAGCTGGCAAAGGCGGCAGCTACGAAGAGCAGCGGAAGTTCGAGAAGATCCGGTGGCTCCAGCAAGAGCGGAAGCGGGTGGACAAACAGCCAACTGCTGACGGCGCTGGGTAAGTATCAGAGCCTGAAGGATGATGACCCGACCAAGAGCGTCTATGCGAACATTCTGGCCAGCGCCGGAATGCTGCCGGACGGTGACACGGGCACAACAGCAGCGACCGGAACTGGCAGCGGGCTGATCACCCCGCTGGCGAATCCGAACAAGTGGGCCCTGCCCGGGGGAACCACGGGAGGGAGCACGGGTAAGAGTACCGGAATGCCGTACAGCAACGCCCTGAGCTATGCAAAGGGGTGGAGTGCAGAAGGGGTGGATTCGGATACGATCTATGCCCGGCTGGTCAACATGGGTATAAATGATGACGTGGCGGCCAAGGTCTGGAATGCGATGGGATGGTAAGGAGAACAAAAATGGCATGGACAGCAGAACAGATGGCCCAGAAGCGGGCCAAACTTCAGAAAAAAACCAATGCCGCTGCTGGCGGGGCAGAACCCCTCAGTCAGCGCAAGAGCGCTGACAGCCGCAACCAGTTAGCCCTTGGCAGTACGGGAAACTCTGTGTCGGACAATAGCAATCCATGGACGGCGGAAAAAATGGCCGAAAAACGTGCGGCACTGCAAACCCAGAAACAGCAGACGGGCACCGACCTGTATTCCACGGCGCTGGAGGATTACCGGACAAGGAACAACCTGGGCTTTGCGGATGCCATGGACAGCCGGAGCGACGAGCTGAACCGGCAGAAGGTGACAGTGAGCCCGGCGGAGAAGATGGAGCAGAATGCCAGCACCGTGCAGAAGCTGCGGGAACAGCGGAACAACGGTATCCGAATGGACGTTTACAGCACGGTGAACAACTGGAAGGATGCTTCCGAGCGGAACCGGGAGCTGGCGAGGCTGGTGACAGATCCCACGCTGCCACGCGGGGCTGTAAGCGCAGCAGACCTTCCGGCGGGCGTGGACTACTTGGCAGCGGACATGGGCGGCATGGGTATAATGCCGGTGCTGGAAAACACCAGGTACATGGACAGCGATTTGAAAAAGATGGGCTACACCCAGGACGAAATCAACCGGGCCCGGCTTTACATGAAGGCGTACAATAACCTGAGCCTTGGCGAACGGGCCGGACGGCGTGTGGAAAGCGATCTGGAGGGAAAAAAGGAAAATATCAAAGGCATGATCGGGCAGTACGCGGGCGCACTGTCCCCGGCCCTGACGGCCAGTGCCGAAGAGCAGATGATCCGGCGTGTTCAGAGCGGGCGTTACACCGACGAGCAGCTGGAAGCGGCAGGATATGACCCGGAGCTCATCCGGACAGCCCACGAACGAATCCGGAGTGGTGAGCTCTACGACAAGGCGGATGACGACAGCAACCGCATGAAAGGGTTGTATGAGTGGGGCCGGGATGCCCACAAGGCCGGAGAAAACCTGACTGCGGACGCTATGGCAGGCGAGAGCAATGTGGGGAGGTTCTTCCACGGGGCTACTTCCAGCGCGGCTGAGAACCTGATCGTGAGTGCCATCAACCCAGCGCTGGTGCTGCCGGTGCTGAGTGCCCACGGCGCAGGCGACAGCATGGCTGCCAGTGACGAAGCGGGGGAGAGCCCGGAAAAAGCTATTTTGAAAGCAACGGCAAAGTTTGGCGCAGGATGGGCCATCAACAGCGTGGGTGTGGCCGACCTTGCCAAGGACACGGTGGCCGGTACCATTGCGGACTGGGTGCGCCGACAGGTGGGCAATCAGGCGTTCCGGGAAGCCTACCCGGCCGTTGCCAACGCCATTTCAGGCGGCGCGGACAATGCTATGCAGGCCTTTGTGGAGACCTACGCCGACAAAGCCATTGACGCTGTGATGGGCGACCAGGAAGCGGCCAAGACGCTGTTCAACAAGGATACGTTCCTTACAGCACTGGAAGCGGGCCTTTCCGGCGGCGCATCCGGTGCACTGGGCGGCGCTGTGGGCACAGGGCTTTCCAGGATGAACGCGGGAGATTCCAGCCTGCGGGGCAACGTGGAGCGGTATGCCGCTCAGGACGAATACGAGCAGGCGCTGAAGGAACACCAGCGCCGGGAGGAGCTGGCGCGGGAACCGGGGGATGGGATCGCTGAACAGACGGTGGTGAACGATGACCCGGCGGTACATACTGCGGCACAGAACGCCAGCATTGAGGAGTACAAGAACAGCGTTGACCCCAAAATGGCGGAATACGTGGACAAGGTGCGGGCAGGCGAGAAGCTGGAACCCTACGTTGTGACCAGGACCAGCGACCGGATGCGCAGTGCCATGATGGAGCTGACGGGGCTGGACAAGGTTGGGGATTACACCCTGCTGGACAACAACGGCGTGCAGCACATCACAAACCGCCACGCAGGCGGCGACGGCAGTGCCGATGCCACCATGAAGAACAGCGCCGACGTGGCCCGTGCGGCTTATGTGCTGAACAATTTTGATAATGCGTATCTGGGAACCCGGAAAGCAGAAGGCTATTTTGACAGTCGAAGCAAACGAGCCCCCATTGTGATCTTTGAGAAAAAAATAGACGGCTCCCACATTATCGTGGAAGCCGTCACTGACACCAAGCGAGGAAAAAATTATATCATTTCTGAATATTTATCCTCGGTGGGTGTTGATCCAAAAGAAATAGCGAAAACTCTGCGCCCCCCTATGGATGCCGCTGAAAGCGACCCCAGACATACGTCCGAAACGTTAAACGAAGAAATTTCCGCTATTTCGGCATCGATGCCGCAGTCCCCTATGGATGCCGTTGCCGACCCCAGGGATACGTCCAAAACGTTAGCTGAAGATTACGATGCTACCGCTAGTATAGCACCCGGCGAGGGCAGCGTCAACGGGAACCGTGTGAAAAACGGCGTGGAAACGGTGGAAAGTACTGCGGAAACAGCAGCGGACGGGAATACACCTCATCCGTCTGCTGCGCAGACAGCTTCCCATCAAGGAGAAGCCTTTAGCAGTTACGCGGACGTAGAGAACCGGGTGGATGCGGCACAGCTGAACACGGCGGACTGGAACCGGGGCGAGCAGAGAGCCGCCGCACGGCAGCTGGTGAACCGGGCGCAGATGACGACAAAGGCGGCACAGGCTGTGGTGGATGCCATGCCCCAGGGCGTGGGTGCTGCCGTGTATGCCCAGGCGGCCAACAGCCTGTACCGGATGGGCGTGACCCAGGACGTGAAGAGTTTTGAACAGGCGGTGAACCTGACCGGCGGCATGAACAGCCTGGGCGGTGCCGTGCGGCAGGTGCTGGCGCTGGGAAAGACCGGCGAGAATGCCTTGCGCATTGCCTACACCTACGGCCAGGGCGAGGCGGAAGCCTACAACGCCCGGAAAACCAGCGAAATTGGCAGCGGACAGGGAGCAGTCAACCCGGACGCTGGCACCTATTTCAAGGGCCGGAACGTGAGCAAAGGCACCAATGCCATGGACGCTTTTATTGAGCTGGGAGCCAAGAGCAGCGGCACCGCCATCCACCGGGCCGTGGAGGGGTTACAGAACAACGCCAGGGGCTTTATCAAGGCTGCGGCGGGCGAAATGTACCTTTCCGGTGAGGCGGGCAGCGAGACCGTGATGCACGAGACCTTCCACATGCTGAACGAGTGGAGCCCGGAGACTGGTCAGGCCGTGATGGACCGGCTGCTGACCTATCTTGTGCAGCAGAACGGCATGGAGAGCACCGAGAAGCTGGTGGAAAGCTATCTGGGCCGGTATGAGGACAGCGGCGTGAAAATGACCTGGAACCAGGCGCTGGAAGAGATCACCGCCGATGCCATGGAGACCGTGTTCGGCACGGCGGACGGCTTTAGGAATTTCGTGCGCCAGCAGGCGGCGGAAGCGAAGATGAACGCCAAGGCCCGGGGGATGATCGGGAAGGTGATGGACAAAATCGACAGCCTGCTGCACACCGTGCTTGCTGACGTGAACCGCTTTTTGAAGAACGAGCCCACCAACGCCGCCGCCAAGGCCGCCAGGAGCCTGACAGAACAACAGCTCAAAGACCTGCAGAACCTTTACTTTGAACATCAGGCAGAGGCCGGCAGCAAATACCGGGAAGTATTAACCTCTCAGGCGCAAAGCGCCAGCTCCCCTAATAGGGGAGCCAAGGAGCAGGGCAGCGCAGAGGTAAAATACTCCATTGACCCGAGCTATGCACAGGACATTGACGAGTGGAACCGGGACGGACGAAACAGCCGGGAAATCTTTGTGCTGGGCAGCACGGCGGAAGCCTTGCAGGGACTGGGCGCACGAGAGAATGACATCTACATGAAAGGCGATAAAATCAGCCTGATTCTGGAACAACACCCGGAGATGACATTGAACGAGATCAAACGCATTCCGGAAATTTTGGATGACCCCATTCTGGTGCTTTCCAGCCGGAATAAGGGGCGCGCCGGTTCACAGAATACCAGACTGGTTTTGTTTGGAAGCGTGAAAGCGCAGGATGGCAGACCCGTACTGTGCGTGCTGGATCTTCAGCCAGTAGAAAACCGGATCGTGATCCAGGATATGCAGAAGGCAACCAGTGCTTATACCAAGGATAACGACCCTGTGAGATTTGTGCGGAACAGCGAAGTGCTGTATACCTCTGAAAACAAAAAAAGAACCACAGCGTTACTTAGGACACTAGGCTTCCAAATGCCTAGCGAACTGCAACGCTATGGTTCTATGGGTAGTATATCCTATCATGGGCAAAACGTCAAGATGGAAGGTGTGCCATTTACAGAAATAGAGACGCAGACGAAATACCAGCTGGACGTGGACAGCGACGCTGCAGAAGCAACCCGCACTGCCGCCCTGGGTGACGTGGACAAGCAGACCGACCTGATGCGACAGGTGAGCGAACTGGGCGGGAAGGTGCGCCTCTCCGACCAGAGCATTACCGACATTGTGCGGGCCGTGCTGAGCGACACGGGCAGTAAGCTGGATGCCAAGACCTTTACAGAGCGAATGCGGGCCCTGAGTGACTACATTGCCCTGAATAAGGATGTGAGCTGGGACGATGTGTACACCTTTGCCTCTGACATTGCCGAACAGCTGATGCAGAGGAGCAGCCATAAGAACGACGAAATGTGGAAGCACTACCCGGAGCTGCACCAGATGAGCATGGTGATCGAAAAGGGATCGAAGGACTACAGCGAGATCTTGTACCACTGGGGCAGCTGGGCCAACGCACGCAAGGAGCTGGCCCGGCGCGGCGTGAAGATCACCCAGAGCAAAGAAGGAGTGCACAGCCATTGGGACGCAGACTTTACCGAGCTGCAGAAGCTGGGGGCGGGGCTGTTCCCCACCGAAACGCCCAATAGCGCCGTGGAAGCGCTGGAAGCCATGGCAGAGGCCCATGACACAATCCGCCCGGTGATGCAGAATGATTACAGCGAGGACTGGGACGGGGCAAAGCAGGACATTGCCATGCAGATCATGCTGCGGTACATGAACAGCACCGAGGTGGCCAACGAGCAGAACGCCGAGGCCCGGCAGGAGTTCACGAAGCAGTGGGAGGAGATGCGCAAGCAGGCAAAGCAGGAGGCGCTGGAAGCGAGGGCGAAGGTGGAACTGGAACGAGCAAAGCGGGAACAGGAGCTGAAAGAAGCTGCCGAAAGCGCGGCTGACCCGTTCCGGCTGGAAGCTGCCAAAGCCAACGCCCGGGCAGACAAGGCGGAAGCCTTTGCCAGGAAGCAGCGGGAAAGCGTGAGCACCACCATTCGGCTGGCGAAAGACCGGGCGGAAAAACAATTGCAGAAGGCCCGGGATGCCCGGGAGATGGACACCACCCGGCGGAATATCAATAAGATGACAAGCCAACTGACCCAGATGCTGGAAAAGCCAAGCGAAAAAGGCTATGTACCGGAATACCTGCTGGAAAAGGTTCGGCCCGTGGCTGCTCTGGCCAACGATGCCGTTGGCAACCGCAAGGCGGCGGCACAGCTGAGGGCAGAACTGAACGGTACATACGGCCCGGTGCCAGAAGGGGGGAACATACGGGAGGCTGTGGAAGGCCTGAGCCGGGGCATTGACCGGGAGGTGAAGCTGGGAGACCGTGCCGCCATGGAATGGCAGCAGAGTAGGCTGCCGGAGCAGATCAGCGACTGGCTGAACGATGTGAACGAGGCCCGGGAAATTGAGATGGAGAAGCTGCGGGGCGAGATCGAGAATGCCGAAAAGTGGCTGAAAAAGGACACCCCGGAGAAGAAAGCCTACATTGCCCGACTGAACGCTGACCTGAAGGCCTACCAGGACGGGAACCTTGCCACCCTGACCGCAGACCAGACCCGTGAACTGAGTGAGATCCTGGAAAAGACGTTGTTTATTGTAAAGAACGAGAATGTGATGCTGGGCAGCATAGAGGATGTGATGGTGGACGACTTTGCCGAGGGTGTTTCCGGTGAGCTGAAGAGCGTGCGCCAGCAGCGGAAGGATACCCGATTTGGGAAGATCTTCCGGGAAGTGACCAGCGTGTACAAGCTGAATACCATGAACATTGAACGGAACTTTGAGCGTTTGGGCGGCTACAACCACGGCGGCTGCATGGAGCAGCTGGGACGGCAGCTGAACGAGGGCCAGGCACGAAAGGAACGCATTAAAGCAGAGGGTGAGCGCATTTTCTCTAACGTGACCGGGCCGGAGCATGCCGAGGAGCTTTACCACTTTACCCACGATCTGGTGGACATCGGGCTAAAGACCCGGGACGGCAAGCCCTGGCTGGTGACCCATGACGTGATGACCGAGCTGTGGGTACAGTTGCAGAACAGGCAGGGCATGCACCACCTTTTGTACGGCGGGGCCACCATTGCGGACATGAGCTTTTCCACCAAGGGCCTTGCCGGGTTGGGAGAGCAATACTCCGAGACTGTGACGCTGGGCGAACTGGTGACCACCGACAAGGACGGCAGCAAGCTGAACGCCTACGAGATCAGCAAGCGGGAGGACACGCTGCGCACCAGCATCCTTGGTGAGATCGAAAAGAACCTGACGGCTTACGATGACCTGTGGATCAGCGATTTCCGGGAGCTGGGCAAGCTGACAAAGGGGTACATCAACGAGGCCAGCATGACCCTGTACGGCGTAAAGCGTGCCCGGGTGGAAAACTACATCCACATGAACGTGGACAGAAACACCCTTGTGGAGCAGAACGAGGGCGTGCGCCGGGACGTGAGCGTGGGCAGCGAGGGCTACATGAAGACCCGACAGAACAGCTCCAAGCCCCTGGCTTTGGTGGGCCTGGTGAAGCAGGCCAGCGAGAGCATAGAAAATGCCGCCCAGTTTGCAGGCATGGCAATCCCGCTGCGGAACGCCGAGAAGGTGCTGAACAGTATGCAGGGCGGCGAGACACAATACGGAGCCATTGAACGGAGCTGGGGACGGGCCGGACGCAAGTACATGCAGAAGGCCATGGCCGACCTGAGCGGGAGCAAGGGAGACAACGAGGTGTTTGACCACCTGAGCAGCGTGCTGCGGGGCAATGCCGCTGCCGCCGTGCTGACGGGAAACCTGAACGTGACCTTGCTGCAGGCAGCAAGCCTGCCCACGGCAGCGGCAGAGCTGGGCTGGGGCGGAACCGGTGCATCTGCCGTGCAGTTTGTGATGAACCTGAAGCCCAGCCAGCTGAACAGCATCGTTGAGCGGGCCTACCGCTTTGGAGATTCCCTGCTGCCCACCCGCTTGCGGGGCAG